GTGTCATGAATCCACTATCTAATTCATATGCAGTGTCGGGAAGTCTCATCGTTTTTAATGCGTCCATCTGTTTCGAAGAATAAGGAGTAAATGCATTTTCAAATTGAAATGCTAAAGGATTTAACCTTGCAATACCTTGAGGTTGACCAAACCTTAGATTAAGTAATTCTTGTAATTGTTCTTCTGTTAATGGTGGCATTATCTTCTTCCGTCCGGTTGTGCATCAAGTCTTAGAGTTCCATATCTCCAAGTTTCGCCTGTGCTATCATTTTCTATTTTAAGAGCAACAAGTCTTCCTCTTGCTCTGGTATCTACCTTATCAGTAGATGATGTAATTGTAAAGGGACCAAGTGGTGAGCTTGAGGCTGTGTTGTTTGGATAGTCATTTAATAATAATGTAATTTTTGAATTACCTGTAAGAACTTTAAAATCAGGTATAAATCTTTTGACAGACATAAAAAACTCACCATCACCTCGATATTCTGCCATACCGGTTGTGCCTCCTAATGCACTTCTTCTCGCTGTAATATCGTAGTCTCCTGACTTAATAAAAGCAGCAATTGCTGTTGTACCAGATGAATTTACTTGGTCTGTTCCTACTTCATGAGCATAGTAAGTTGATGCTCCAAATCTATTTGTAATACCTTGAATATCAGAAAATACTGGTGTTGCAGTTTTATTATATTCAGTTGCATATGGCACATCAAATACACCTGTATCTACATAAGTTGTTCTTGCTAAAGATCCTGTTGTCCAAACTTGTTCTCCGTAGTTATATGTAACTACTCTATCTATTTGATCTGATCCTGACTTAGGATAAAACCAATTTACTTCACTATAAAGTGTATTGTGTTCTGCATAAATAATATCACCTGCATTAAAATTAATTCCTAAATTATTTCCATCTGTGTTAAATACAAAGTCTTCTACTAAACAAGGTAAAGATTTAACTGTACCATCAAATGCAAAAAATCCACCTTCACCTGACATCCAAAACACAATACCATCAGAGTAAGTTAAAGCGTGTTGACCAATTAATCCGCAGTTTGTACCAACTTGTTTTACAGAAAAAGTAAATGGTGGACCAACAAATTGAATTACATACGCGGAGCTATCTGTTAAAACTAAAGTGTAATCTTTACCAGACACAGCACCTACGATTTTATTTCCTTTGTCTAATCTAAAACTACCAGCAGTATTTATGGCAGTTGGTGCATACGTATTTAAATCTTCTTGACTAGAAAATCTTATAAACAATGGATCAACAGTTGATGTATCACCAATAGTTGTCTCTGTTCCGAAATGAAATAAGTGTCTATCTCTATCTGAAACTTGTGTGAGTCTAGACGACGTTGGATTATTTGATGTAGAAAAATTTGTAGTTGTTGTTGACGCTCTAATTGCTCTAGCACCAGAGGCACCTGCATTCCATGTAAATGTTTTGTTACCAAAAATAGTTGCAACTAATACTTCTCCAAAATTATCGAGACTCCAGTTTCCTGGATCCAGAATCACATCGCTAGTTGTTCTTTCTGTTCCCCAAGTTGAAGTACTCCAAGTATCTGTTCCCCAACCATAACCTGCAGTTTGAAATGTTGGACCAATTTCAACATATGGATTAACTGTTGCTGATCCTGCAGCTGTGATCCCTGCTCCGGATTCTACTGATGCCATTGTAATTGTAAAACTGTTTGTGCTAGCTGTTACAACTTCATAAGGAGTGTCTTGAAAATCAGATGCCGTGTATCCTGTGCCTGATCCAGGTAGAGTTACAGAAGTAAATGTAAAATATCTTCCAGCTGTCAAACCGTGTGAAGTTTTATTAACCGTAACAGTCGCTGATCCATTAGTAGTTGTAAAAGTAAATCCAGTAATAGCTGTGTCTAATGGAGAGATATCATAGAAGTCATTTCCATAATATAAAAATAAACCTTGTGATGTTCCTATTGCTACATATTTTTCACCAGCAATACTTGTCCAAGCATGTTGAGCACGTGCTGCTCCAGGTAGTGTTTTTGATGATGCAGTAAGTTGACTCCAGCCCCCTATTTTTTCAGGAAGACCATATCTAAATCTAACATTATCACCATCAACCCATTGAGATTCAGCTCCTGAATCTGTGACCATTTTATTAAAACCAGGCTTGAAATTTAATTTTTGTAGCATATAGTAATTTATATAATACTTATTTAAAATATGAAAGAGACATCTTAATGGAAAAAACTGTAAATATCACTAATTTTATTGGCGTATATGATAATTATATTCTCCCAAACGACTGCGATAGCGCTATTAAATTATATGAAGAAGAAAATAAATTTAATAATACAATAAATAGAATAGATGGAGAAAAATCACCTACTCTTCTAAAACAAGATCAACAATATTTTGCAACTAGAAGAAATCTTAATTTTTGGTGGGACTCATTAAAACCCATGATATTAAATTTTGATATGGCATGGAAACACTATATTAAAAATACAGGAGTTGAAGATCTTTATGGAGATAAATTGCATCTTACAGAAGTAAAACTTCAAAAAACATTACCTACAGAAGGATATCATGTTTGGCATATAGAACATGGTCCAGGATATGAAAATAAAACACGTGCTTTTGTATATTCAATATATTTAAATGATGTAGAGGAGGGTGGAGAAACAGAATTCTTACATTTTTCAAAAAGAGTAAAACCTAAAAAAGGTAGAATAGTTATTTGGCCTGCTGGTTTTCCTTATTTACATAGAGGTAATCCACCTTTATCTGGTGAAAAATATATCCTCACTTCATGGATATTAGTAAATTAAGAAGAGTAAGAAGTAGGTCTTGCGCCTAATCTAGTAATTTTTTCAGATTCAGATTCAGTTACATTTCCGTCGTCATCAACAAGATTATCATTATCCCAATCAGATTGTAATTGTGCTAAATGAGCTGCGTCCCATTTTGAAATAAATTGAGATGAAAAGTCTCCTAAGTTAGCTTCTGTCCATGTAGCATGAGGAGTGTCATCTCTGTATTCTACGGAATCATTATAATCATGATCATCATCTTTGTATTGTATAGCCCAAATGTTTGACCATTTAGAATCGCTCCAAAAAGAATCTTCACCTGTTATAGTATAAGGACCAGCACCATCACCACTTTGTTTAATGATCATTTTGTCATCAAATACTACTGTCCAATTTGCGTTCGTTGCCATATTTTCTCCTACGTCTTAATTATATAAATAATTGTTAAATAAGGTTGTATAACTGAAGTTGCACTACCTGAAAAAGTTGCACTCATATTATGAGAGTGTGCATTACCAGAACCAGCACTACCACTGTTTATGCCCTTTGGACTGATAGCTCTTGGATTTGGTGTATATTTGTTAGAAGCTGGGTCTGGTGAAGGACCGTTATAAAAATCACCTGGAAAAGGGTGAGAGTGTGAAGCAAGTTGTGGAGTTGATAAAGTTGCATTTGCTGTAGAACCACCAACGTTTCCAGATGCAGCTACAGTGTTTGCTCCACCAGTTGATGCTAAAGCTTTATTATTAGATTTTCCAACTGCTACGTTGTCTTGTAAATCTGGTAATCCAAAAGTAGATGAACCATCTCCAGCTCCATAAGTTGTGCCTATAATTCCAAATAAATCTGAATAAGTAGATCTTGAAACGTTTGCTCCATTACACTCTAAGAAACCTGTTGGTACTGAACCAGAAGACCATGGCACAATAGTTGCTGTAGGAATTCCTTCGATACCTGTAAGGTTTGCTCCATCGAAATTGTATTTTGTTGCTTCGTAATTTGACATATTATTTCTCCGTGTAAGTCCATCCTGTTGTAGCGTCACCTGAATACACTAATTCAAGTGCTGCACCTTGTGTATTAACAACAAGATCAGATGCTGCATTTACTATATTAGAGCTGTTTCTACCAATAGTCAACGCGTTAGTATTAAAATCATAACCTTGGTCTACGAAAGATACCGTATCCCCTGCGGCTGGTGAGGCTGGAAGCGTAACCGTAAATGCTCCACCATTTGTATTACATAATAATTGAGCACCAGCTTGAACTGTTTCTGCTGCTGTAATCGCTCTCCAGTTTCTTTGTTCAGATAATTTTACAATGTTTGTACCATCAGAATATAATACATAGTTATTTCCTTCACATAAAAGAACACCTGTACCTGATGATGTTTTGAAAGTTAAAGTGTTTCCAGCATGGTCACATGCGTTTTGAACGTGATAAACTTTTTCAATTGAATCTGGAATACTAACTGTTCTGTTTGCTGCTAAAGTTCCTGTT